TGGTGCTAACGGTGGAAATGGTAGTTATGGTTCTGGTGGTGGTGGTGGAGGTGGTGGAACCACTGGTGGTAATGGTGGTAATGGTGGTAATGGTGTTATTATAATAACTTCTTGGTAAAATATATAATATAATATGATAGATACTTTTAATATCCCAGATAATAGTTTAAATAATCAAATATTTTACTGCACATCTGGTACAACTTCATGGCAAACTTGGCAAAAACCTAATGGTGTTAGATTTATATACTTCTACTTAATTAGTGGTGGTGGTGGTGGTGGTGGTGGTCGTTATGGTGCTGGTTCAGGTGCTGGTGCTGGTGGAGGCGGTGGTGGTTCAACAATAACAATAGGATTATTCCCAGCATGTTTATTACCAGATACATTATATATACAAGTAGGTAATGGTGGTTTAGGTGGTGCTGGTGGTAGTAATGGTGCTGCTACATCTGGTGGTAATGGTGGTAATGGTGGATTATCATATGTTTCAATTAGTTCTACAACAACTACTAACGCTATTGTTATGCAAAGCGGTGATTCAGCACCAACAGGTGGTGGTGGTAGTAGTGGTACTGGTGGTGGTGGTGCTGGTGGTGGTAGTAATTCTTGGTCATATACTAACAATATCTTCCCACAATTAGGTAATATATTTTCAGTAAACGGTGATTCTGGTAGTGGTGGTGGTCAGTCTTTAGTCTCAGTTGTAGACGTTGATATATCTATACCATTAACTGGTGGTGGTGGTGGTGGTGGGTCTGGTATTAATGGTAGAGGTGCCCATATTACCGATACATCTTTTTTATTAGATTTTGTACCAACAGTATCAGGAGGGACAAATGCTACTACAGTAGCTAGTAGTGGGTTTATTTCTAATATACCATCTACTAATTCATCAGCAAAACAAATGTTCTTAACTACAGGTGGTGGTGGTGGTTATGGTAGTAGTACTTCTGATGGTGGTAATGGTGGTAATGGTGGTTATGGTTCTGGTGGTGGTGGTGGTGGTGGAGCATCAACTATTGGTCGTTCTGCTGGTAATGGTGGAAAAGGTGGAGATGGTTTAATAATGATTACATGTTGGTAATTAATCCTCATCATATAACCCTTTTTTAGGTATACATTTTTCTTTTATTAATGTTTCTACGAATTGAAACATTTTCAATCCTTTTTCTTCACAATACTTTTTAAGTATTTCGTGTGTTTTTGCTGTTATTTTTAAGTTTTTATCTCTTTTCATGGCGTTTCATCTAATAAGTATGATAAAAGTATGTCAAAAATCATACTAAAATAAATATATCTTTTTTTTAAACATTACTTTTGAAAAAAACCTAATATTTATAATAAACAATCGAATAAAGTAAATAATAACAAAAACAAAACAAAAAAATTATCTATGGACAACAATTTTATTAGAAAAAGCCCTGGTGTATACAGTACGGTGAAAGATAACACTTTTACAACTGCTGGTGCTGGAGTATCATCAGTTGGTTTGGTTGGTGAAACCAAAATCGGACCAGCTTTTCAACCAATATTTATAAAAAGTTGGGATGAGTTCACAAATTATTTTGGAGGAACCGACACAACTTTAGTGAAAGAAACTGGTTATCCACAATATGAATTACCTTATATTGCATTAAAATATTTTAATACTAACGTAGCTAGCGCATTATTCGTTACTAGAGTATTAGGTTTGTCTGGTTATGATGCTGGTTTAGCTTGGGGTTTAACTTTGGATTCAGCTTTGGATGATTCAACAGTTGTAACAACAAATACTGGAACAACTCGTTCACCTTTAATAACCTATACCGCAACATCTGCTGGTACAATCGTAACTTTAGTTTCTACTGATGCGGTAATACAAACACTTATTAATAATTCAGATAGTGACTTATTAGGTCAATTAGGCTTTTTAGGTTTAGCTAACACAGGTGATACAGCAAGTATTGACCCAATATATTATAAGTCAGGTACCGTATTTAGTGGTGTTTCATTTAATTTAACTGTAACTACTAAAGGAACTGCTAATGCTGGTACTCTTGTAACTGGTGTAACAACTGGTGTTACTGTACAATACTCTGGAACAGTTTATTCTGAAATTGAAAATCAGTTGGTAGCGTTATTACGTTCTAGAGCTACTGTTAATTTAACAACACAAGCACCAGTATTTGAATTATCAGCATCTACAAATCTTGGATTTAGTTCAACTGGTTCTACATCAGTAACTGACCCTAAAGGTACTTTTTATTTAACTGGTACATCAACATCTCAAGGTGCTTTTAGTTACGCATTATCATTAAATTCAGCTTCACCAAACAATGATTATTTACCTTTAGCTTTAGGTAGAAATAATGACGATAAAAGTACTGCAATATTTGTTGAAGAGTTTTTCCCTACTATGTTAAATTCTGCAATAGTTGCTAATAAAGTAAGAGGTATTAAACAATCATTGGTTAGTTATAGTGATTCATTTAAAGATTACTTACAACAATTCCAACCAGCAATAACTCCATGGGTTGTATCTGAATTACGTGGTAATAAAGTATTAAGACTTTTTAGATTTGTAACCATTTCTGATGGTAATGCAGCTAACGAACAATTTAAAATATCTATTACCAATATTAAACCTGATGAAAAAACATTTAATGTATTGGTTAGAAGATTTAATGATGCAGACGATAGTAAAGAAATAGAATCATACGGAAATTGTACAATGGATAAAACTTCCATTAATTATATTGGTAGAAAAATTGGTACTATTGATGGTAATTTCCCTGCTGTTAGTAAATATATGCTTGTTGAACCTGATGAAACTTCTAATACTAATGACGCATTTCCAGCTGGTTTTGTTGGGTATCCTATTAGAGATTACCAATCTAATTCAAATACAACAGTTGCTAATCCAGATTTGATGTATAAACAAACATACAGCGCTACTGAAACCAAATCAAAAGTAACTTTAGGTATTTCTAAATCTGTTGGTGTTGATTCTGATTTCTTTGATTACAAAGGTGTTCCTCAAACTACATCACCAGATGTTTGGACAGGTATGACAAATGGTTTCCACATGGATGTTAATGCTTCAGCGGTAACTATTGATAAAGTATATATTGTTATAAATGCTAGTGGTGGTACTTACAGTCCAATTTTCAAATTTGACACTGGTAATTGGCAGTTTAGAACAGATTCTGGTTTAATTGGTGGACCTTATGATAAACTAGACGCTAGAAAATTCACATTTGCACCTTACGGTGGATTTGATGGTTGGGATGAGCATAGAGATGGTAGAAGTAATACAGATAAATACACAGTAAATGGTACTTATGGTGTTGCTGGATTTAATAACGGAGAAACATTTAAAAAGATTACCTTATCTGATGGTAGTATTGGTTTAAATTCTGATTATTATGCATTTTTAGAAGCTATTTGGACATTTAAAAACCCAGAAGCAACAAATATCAATGTATTTGCTACCCCAGGTATTGATTGTTTTAACCACACAAATTTAGTTGAAGCTACAATTGATATGGTTGAAAACGATAGAGCAGATTCATTATATGTAATGACAACACCAGATAATGTTGATGGTACTAACTTAACAGCTACAGAAGTTGTAAATCAAATTGACGGTTTATATGATAGTAGCTTTACATGTACTTACTGGCCATGGATTCAAATGGTTGATGAAGAGGCAAACAAACAAATTTGGCTTCCATCTACTTGTTATGTTATTGCTGATTTAGCTATAAATGACTCTAATGGATATCCTTGGTATGCTGCTGCTGGTGTTAATCGCGGTAATATTGGTAACGCAGATGGACTTGTTATTCAAGCTAGAAAAGTTCTTACACAAGGTGATAGAGATACATTATATGAAGGAAGAATTAATCCAATTGCAACATTTGAAGGTAATAGATACATTTGGGGTAATAAAACACTTCAAATAGCTGATTCAGCTCTTAATAGAGTAAATGTTAGAAGACTTTTACTATACGCAATAAAAATGGTTACTGCTGTTGGTAGAAACCTATTGTTTGAGCAAAATGATGCAATTGTTAGAAATCAATTCTTAAGTCAAGTTAATCCAATATTGGACAATATTAGAGCCAATAGAGGTCTATACGATTTCAAAGTTGTTCTTTCAAATAGTCCAGAAGATTTCGATAGAAATCAATTAACTGGTAAAATTTATTTGAAACCTACAAAAGTGTTAGAATTCATCGAAATGGAATTTAACGTAATGGGTTACGGTGCAAATTTGAATAGTAATCAATAATAAATTACAAAATTAACTTAAAACCCCCAACATTGGGGGTTTTTTGTTTTTTGTAATATTTATATATAAACAAATGATTATGAAAAAAATTATAATAACATCATCTCAATATAATAAAATATTATTACATGAACAACATGCTCGTTTATCAAATAATATATTCAATGCAAAAGTTAATAAAATACTTATGGGGTTTTCTAAATTAATAAAAATACCACTTACTGGTTTAAATAAAATAAAAAGTGAGTCTGATTTAAAAAATAAAGATGTAATATTAAAAATAAAAAATACACTAGAAGATAAAAATAAATTAAAAGATTTAGTTAAATTATTATCTGATAAAAGTGGAAATGAAGAAATTAAAATTAAGTTAGCAAATAATGCTCAAACTATAATTGATGATTATAATTATTTAGCAACAAAAAATGGTTTAAAAGATATGTTAGGGTTAGATGCTTTAACTAATCTTAAGGAATTAGTTTAATATATTTTATAGTACCGCAATCATATATTCTATATATACCCCTATCT